GGGAGGTTTCGAAAGTGGCGCTGCAGCCATATGAAAGCCGACCGATTATTCTCGGCATGGACTTTGGACTGACGCCGGGTGTGGTATTTGAGCAGGTCATTGATCGGCGCTGGTACACATTCCGCGAGCATGTCGCAGACAATGAGGGGGCAGAGGAACTGGCCCAATCAATCCTGCGCGTCTTGAACCAATACTTTCCGTTCTTCCGCGAGACCGGCATCACCGCTTATGGTGATCCGCAAGGGGGATGGCGTCACGGCAATAGCTCGTCTGCCCAGAACACCTCGTTTGCTATTTTGAAAGCGTCCGGCATTCCGGTGACAGCGCCGGCCAAGAAGGATAAGCCCGAACTGCGTATGAACATTGGTCGCAAGCTGCTGCGTGAAGGCATCAATAATGGGCCGCGCGTGCTGATTGATCCGGTCTGTGTGAGACTGATTGAAGCGCTTGATGGCGGCGCCACGATGAAGACGATGACGAGACCAGGCGGCGTCGAGGTCAAAGAAGAACTGAACAAGGATCAGCATTCACACATTTGTGAGTCGTGGGAATATTCAAAGTGGGGCTATGGCGAAGGCCGCGACATGATCCGTATGCCAGAAGGCTCACGCGGAACGGGCAAGCGTACCAATGTCAGCACGGCAGGGGTCGGTACACCGGGGCGTAAGTGGTCAAGGGTGTCGCGCCGTGGTTGAGGCTGAAGATCATCCTGCAGAGATCCTGAATTGGAACGTGCTGTTTTTGCGCGGCAAACGTGAAAACTGGTGGGACTGGCTGACGCCGCCTGAATGGCGTCATGTTTGCGCTTATGGCTATGCCGGCAATGGACAATGGGTTGTCTATGATGTTGCCGATATCCGCTCGCGCATTTGTGTTTTGAGCGATTTGCAGTTCGATCACTGGCTCAATCACTTTGAAGGCCGCATCAAAGCTGTGGTGCAAATCCCGACAGGCCAAGGCGGCGGCATAAGTGCAAGATTGGGATTTTGGTGCGTCACTGCAATCAAGCATTTAGTGGCTCTGCCCTCAAGTGCGTTGAGGCCAAAGGCCCTTTTTCGCGACCTTAAGAAGCATAACGGAAAGGTTATTCTTCACGATGGTGGTCAAAGCTAAAGCCCCGCAAGAAAGCGCAGACGCAAAGGCCGCGCGCGAGCGTGCAGAAGCAGATGCTGAGAAAACCCAAATCGGTGAAGTGCGCCAAGGCGTAACGGCTGAGACCGCAGCCATCCTGCGCCGCTTCGGCATTAAAGCTGCGATGGCTGGTTCACCGGGCGCGGCATCATTTGCGAGCGGCGGTTTCGGCGGAAGCTCTGGTGGTTCAGGTAATCCCGGTAGTGTCAGCGTTCCCGGATTCAGCGGCGGCGGTGGTGGCGGTTCAGGTGGGCCGGGTGGCCGCGGTGGCCGACCGGGAGGCGTGCAGCAATACTGATGGCCGCTCCAGAACAGACAGAACACGACAAAAAAGTGATCATGCTGGCCCAAGTGGCGCGCAACTCGCGAAACCATTTCGAGGCGGCGTACAACACGTTTTTAGATCTCGCACTGCCGATGCGTCAGCGCATTGGTGAGGATGCGACAATCGACAATCCCCAGACGCCAACGGAGCAGGACGGTATTTTCGATACGACGCTGCAAGAGGCTGTCGGAGATTGGGCGTCTGATTGCTCTGATGAGTTTACCCCGGGCTATAAGGCCTGGACCACGCTTGAAGCTATGGGAGGGACAAAGCAATTTACCAAAGCCGTTCAAGACCAGATCCTCGAAGAAATCGAAGCGCGCACCGAAACCATCTATGGCAAGATACGCCAATCCAATTTCGGAGAGCAAAGCCAAGGGGTTTACGAAGACCTCGCCATGATGCCCTCCGGCCTCGATATGCCGTACACAAAGTCCGGCGAAAAGCTCAAGTTCGAGCATGTGCCGTGCGCGCAGCTTTTGATCATGCCTTCGCCGTTTGGTGGCCCGGGCGACAGATTTCGCGAACGCAAAGTCGCCATGAAGGACTTGGATGCGATGTTCCCGAAAGCGAGCTTCGATCATCTTGGTTCGAAGGAAGCGCGTTCGCGGATAACTGAAGCGGTCACGGTTCTGCAAGCCTTTACGCGCGAATGGGAAAACCGGTCTGAAGAAGTCTGGACATACGGACTCTACGTTGAAAATCGCCGTGTTCAGGATCTTGAAGTGACCCGCGGCGCCGGCTCTTGCCGCTTGCAGGTTGTGCGTCCTGCTGTGTCAGCGCCAACAGCTTATGGTGTCGGCACGGCAAACAAGGCAATCCCGCCAGCCCGCACGCTTGATGAGCTGGCTTATCTGGAGCTGAAGCGCACCGGTAAGGTGGTCGATCCACCATACATTTATGCCGACGATGGCACGATCAATCTCGAAGGTGGTATTGAAGCGGGAGACTGGCTCGTCGCTGGGCCGGACTTTAAAGTTGAAAGCCTTGCGCCCAACAATGATGGCCGTGAAGCGTGGTTCAAACAAGAGGATCTGCGCGCGGCCGTTCGGCGCGCATTGTTCCAGGACAAGCCATATCAGCGCGGCGACACACCTCCGACAGCAACGCAGTGGATGGATGAGCAGGCCATGAACGCGCGGCGCAAAAGTTTCCCGCGTGAGCGCATTGTGCTGGAACTGGTGCTGCCAGTTATTCGCAGGGTCGATTGGATATTGACCAAGCGCGGTGAGCTGCAGCCATTTACAGCAGAAGGCGAACTGGTTCGGTTCGAGCCAATATCGCCAATGTCACGCGCGTCTGATCTTGAAGAAGTGCAGATGGCTGATCGCCATATGAGCATGTTTGCCGAACGATTCGGTGAGCAGGTCATGGACTATTACGACCTGCCGGCAACGATGGTCGAGGTCCGTAAGAAACTCGGTACCAAAGTGCTGAAGCTGCGAACGCAGGCGGAAGTTGACGAAATTCAAAACAAACGAATGCAGGAGCAAGCGCTTGCCGCCGCTGCACCGGGCATGTTGCAGAATGGGATGGATAATGGCGGGGCAGGCTAAACCAAGCTGGGACGATATCGCGCGATCACGTGAGGATAAAGAGCTTCCAGAAGACCATATCACCAAGGTTTTAGGCCGAATTGGGCAAACCGAAGACGGTCGCAAACTCACAAAATGGATACATGACGCGTTTGTGTTTTCAGCTGCACCGACTGGCGCGACAGAGAGTGCGTTGAGAGACATCGCTGCAAATCAAAGGATTGGGCTCAGACTTTACAAGCACCTGGAGCCTACTCTTGCAGACCCAAACCGAGACAGGAAATGACGCAAACGGCGAAGCCAACGCAGACGTAATTGCGGGCTTTGGCACACAGACTGTTGGTGATCAGGAAACTGACACAACAGAGCCGGGCGCCGGGACAGAGACTTCTCAAACCGGGCAGGATGAAGTCCCGGCGACCGGCGACGATTTTACACTTCCAGCCGAGGTCATGGGTGAAGATGGCGCGGTTGATCAAACCAAGCTCACCGCGTTCCTGAAAAGCCAGCACGAAACGCAAGCCCAGCGCATTGAGGCGCAAGGTGAGGTGCCGGAAGGCGACTATGATCTGACAATCGATGTCGATAATGGCGCGGGCGAAAAACTTCAGATCGATCCAGAAAATCCAATTCTCAAAGAGTTTCTGCCAGAATTGAAAAGCGCGGGCATTGGGCAAAAGATGGTGACGAGCCTCTTGTCCAAATATGCGGAAGCGTCGCTGAAAGATGGTGAGAAAATTGCGACTGACGTTCGCAACAGCGTGTTGAAGCAGCAGGCTGACCAGGTTCAGGCGGAAATCAAATCGCTAGGCGACAGCGCCGGTGATCGCATCACCGCTGTCACGACAAAACTCAAATCATCGCTGGGTGACGATGCTGCGGCGAACACGCTGCTCAACGACATTCGCACAAAGGCTGGCTTCGAGGCGCTTGAGCGCTTGGTCGAGCAGGTCGGCGGTGAGGGCGGACTAGAGGGCAACCCGCAAAACGACGCGAACGTAAACCTAAGCGACGCAGATATTATCTTTGGAAAGGGTAACTAATGGCCGTTATCGGTAACGACTATATCGATCTGATCGATATTGAAAAAGCAAAAGGCGCCGATGGCAAAGTCACGGGCGCTCTGATCAGCATGTTGGCGAAACAATCGCCGGTGCTGCGAACGTCCTATATGGGACCGACAAACAAAGACACAGTTCACCGTCATGTGATCCGAACTGGTCGCGGCACAGCTGCATGGGGTCGCCTTTACAAAGGTATTGCGAGCTCAAAAGGCTCAACAATGCAGGTCGAAGATACGACCGGCTTCCTCGAAGCGCGCACTCAAATTGATACGCGGGTACTGGAGCTTGATCCAGCAAACGCAAATCAGCTGAAAATGATTGAAGCGTCTGACAAGTTCGAGGTGATTACCGAGACGTTCGAGACAGCGTTCTTCTACGCTGACACTGCCGATGCGCCTGATGAGATCAAAGGCTTAGGCGCGCGCTATAATGCGCTTTCCAATAGCGGTCCTGGCGCACAAATCATTGATTGCGGCGGCACTGGCTCTGACAATATGTCGGTCTGGATGGTGACATGGGCGCCAAAAGCTTGCGCGCTAATCCATCCGAAAGCCGTATCAGGTGGCATTCAGCGAATCGCTAAGGGTGAGCAGCGCGTGCTTGATGACAATGGCGACCCTTACTACGCCGAAGAAGACCTTTACCGGATGCACGGCGGTGTTTCGGTTGGTGACTGGCGTTATGTTACGCGCGCCGCGAATATTGATGTCAGCGCGTTCAAGTCTGACCCGTCATCGGCATACACATGGTTGCGCGATATGTATTATCAGCACCGTGGCCGTATCACCCCAATGGGCCGGACAGTGATTTACTGTCGCAAAGAGTTCCTAGAGGGGCTTGATAAGCTCGGCGTGAACGCTGGTGGCACTGATAACTACGTGCGCCTCAAGCCGATGGAAGTGGCTGGCCAAGAGGTTGAAAGCTATCGCGGTATGCCGCTCATTGAAACCGAAAATCTGCTCGCGACTGAAGCGCGGATCACATAAGGGGCATTGCCATGATTTTATCTAATCAACTTATCTTCTCGGATGGTCAGGCGATCACGGCAGATGCTGCGTCAACCAACACGATTGATCTCGGCGCAACTGGCACACCGCCTTTTGATGATGCGCCGCTAGTGCGTGACATTGGTAAGGGCGAGCCTATCCCGATCCTTATTCAAGTCACGGAAGCGTTCGACAATCTGACCAACTTGAAGATCTCGCTGCAGGTGGATGACAATACATCATTCTCGTCAGCAACCGAGGTCGCATCAGAAACCATTCTGCTTGCAGACTTGGTGGCGGGCAAAACGACCAATATGCAGTGCATCCCGAAAGGCACGAATGAGCGCTATATGCGCCTATTCTATGATGTCACCGGGACCGCGCCGACTGCTGGTAAGATTACTGCAGCGATCACGAAGGGCAACCAGAATGACTACTAGTCAAGACGGATATCTAGTGATTGCAGCGGCCTCTGGTTTTTACGGAGCTTTCCGCAATCCGGGCGATCAATTCTATATTGCGAAGAAATCAGACCTTGGCACCTGGATGATCCCTGAAGGCTGGGAAGCCTCAAAAGAGCAGGTCGAAAAGCGCGGCGGTGCAGCTAAAAAGAAAGCCGATAAGGCGATGATCGCAGCCGAAAAAGCGGCGCAAAGCGAAGTTCCGCAAGGCTTCTCTGGTCTGAAAGAGACGTATGGAGAAGGTGACTTTGTGGTCACGTCCGAAGAAGCCATTGCTGCAGCGCTTGAAGAAAGTGACATGGACGTGAAGGCTTGGAATGCGACCTCGGTTGCGGATCGCAAGACCAAGATCATGAAGAAAGTTGGCGAGCTTATCAAAGCCAAGCAGGAAGGTGCCGACAAACAAGAATAGGTGTAGAGCGCCCCCTCGTAAGCACCTTTAATGCCTCGGCCTCCTCAAGCGGTCGGGGCATTTTAATATCCAGCGCTCAAGTGCGTTTAAGAGGATAGTTCAAACGGCGACATTCAGTCATGACTTTGATCGCCTCATCCCTCGAAATCTTTCAGGCAGCGATGCCAAAAATCGGGGCGCGTATTCCAGCCTCACTTGATGACCAGACGCCGGAATCACAAGCCGCGCGAGCCGGTTATGAAATCATGGTGCAAGAAGCAATTGGGCGTCACGCATGGTCGTGGGCCACCAAGTCGGCCAAGCTGACCTATAAGGGCGAAACCAACTCAACCCCCAAGTATGAATATGCGCTGCCGAATGATATTCTGACGCCGCGCCGCGTGTTGTTGGCGAGCACACAGTTCCAGGACTTCGAGATCCGCAAGGGTTTGCTGCTGTGCGATTTGAAGGACAGCACAACTATCGAAATGATATATAATTGGCGAGCGCCTGAGAGTGACTGGCCCGCCGATTTTGTCGATGCGATGATCGATAAACTCACTGCGTACCTCGCGATGGGTCTGCTTGATCGTCCGCAGCAAGGCCAAGCGCTAGAGCAGATGGCCGAAATGAAACTTCGCAAAGCCATTCGCCGCGACCGCCGCACTTATCCGGGCTGTGATCCATTTGTGGCGCCGGTGCTGGCGCGAGCTTGGAATGGTGGACGTGTAAGTGCCAAGAACGCGTAGTTATTTATCATCTTTAGAAATTGGTGAGGTTTCGTCCGACTTTCTGCGCAATGCTGCGGAAGGGTTTTTGCCGCGCGCGATGAAGACTGCGCTGAACATTGTTCTTAAAGCGAGCGGTGGTTATACGCGGCGCCCGGGCAGTCAGCAGCTGGCACAGTTGATTGGGGACAGTGTGCGGTTTCGGTATCGCGGCCGCGGCGTGACAGAGGAATTGGTTTTCTCCAATGGCCGTGTTGATGTCTATGCAACAGACGGGACGCTGAGCCAGACGATAACCGCGTCTGTGCCTTGGGTCACAGCAGACCTCGATAATCTTGCCTTCGATAGTGACAGCAACCGGGTGTTCGTTGCGTCACAAACATTCATGACGCGCGAGCTCACGCGGGCAGATGATGGCACGTGGTCGCTCTCGACGTTTACATTTGCCGGCACAGTGAACGGCAAGGTCGGCCAGCCTTTCTATGACAAGTTCAACCCAATTGACGTCACGATGTCGATTGCCGCTTATACTGGTAACGGGATTGCGATTACATTCTCCGATGACGTGTTGGTGTCTGATCATGTGGGCACGCGGTTCCGTTATTTGACTGCGTGTGAGGTCGAGATTGCAAGCGTCACAAGCGCGACGACTGGCACAGTGAATATCATTGATGCGCTATATCCGACGCTTTCGGTGGCGGTGGCCGATAGTTCTGATTACAAGCCGGGACAGGTCGTGCAGGGTACGGTCAGCGATGTAATCGGCTTGGTGTCGAGCGTTCCGTCTGGCACGACGCTGCAGGTTGTCTTGCTGGAAGGCTATACAGAGTTTGCTTATGACGGGAGTTCGGATGACGCCACTGATACACTGGTTGGTCCCGAGGGCAGTCAGAAGCTAACGGCGGCACCGACAACGGTTTCGACGCCAGCTGCGAGCTCGATCTGGGATGAACAGCTGATTTCAGACGTTCGCGGCTATCCTGGCACTGTGGTGGTACATAAGAACCGCTTGTTGTTCTCGCGTTTTGGTGAGGCGACAGACGTATTGTGCGGCTCAAGCCTCGGTAACTTTTATGACTTTGAGGTTGGTGTCGAAGATACGAGTGCCTTCAACGAAGAACTTGGCGCAGATCCAAACAGCCAGATCCGGTATCTGGTTTCGACTGAGCAGCTGTTGGTTATCACTGATCGCGGCATTTATTTTGTGCCTGAAAGCCCTGAAAATCCATTGACGCCAAGCAGCTTGGAGTTCTCGCTCATCGGTCCAGATGGTGCAGCTTTGGTGCCGCCAGTTATCGCGACAGAGGGCGTGCTGTTTATTGACGCCGATGCCGGCCGCTTAATGCTGGTAGCGATGACGGGTAATGTGCGCCGACCTTGGCAGGTCGCAGAACTGTCAGAGGCGGCATATCATTTGCTGACCGGTCCTAAGCGCATGGTTGTGGCGAATGGGCTTGATGGCCGTAATGAGCGTTATGCGCTGATCATGAATGAAGACGGTAGCTTTGCCTGCATGATGTATCGCCGCGGCGCCGAAACGGTTGGCTTCTCAAAATGGACGCACGGCAATGGAACATTTGTTGATGTGACCGCGACAGAAGACGATGTGGTTGTGACCTCCAAGGTGGGATCGACCTACACGATGTCGCAGCTTGGTTTTGCATATACGGTTGATGATACGCAGGACTATGCCTCGGCATTGTCTGGATTGGATGGGCAGACTGTCGAAGTGGTGAAAGACCGCGCCGTTGTGGCGACAGGGCTGGTTGCGTCCAATGCCGTGACAGATACTCCGGCCGCTTCTGGTCTAAGTGTTGGTTATGATTTCGATGTAGAGGGCACGCCTGCACCTCCGGTCAGTACCAGTGCAGGATGGGCGCGCCAGCGCATTACGCGCGTCTGGGTGGATATTAGAGACACGGGCACGTTCTTTATTGACGATGTAGAGTACACAGCGTTCGGCCCGTTCGATGCGCTAGATGATCCTGGCAAGGTCCGCAGCGCGCATATCGAAGCGTTTCAGCTCGGCTGGGATGAAGATGCCACTAAGCGCGTGCATCAAAAGAAGGGCAAAGGCCACCGCTTTGATGTGCGGTCAATCACAATGGAGGTGTCTCGTGGCTGATCCGGTAACATGGGCTGCAATTGCGAGCTCGGCTGCTGCTGCAGGTTCAACTATTATCGGTGGCTTTAACCAGTCAAGCCAGATGAAGGCACAGGCCAAAGCGGCTGAAATGGATGCGCGCAATGTGCAGCTGCAAGCCAAGCAGATCGCTGGCCTTCGTATGGAGGAAGTCAACGATGTGATCGCTGCCGTTGATACTGTGCGGTCAGGGCGCGGCCTAAGCCTCGATAGTGCGACAGGGCGTGCTTTCCGCAAAGATCGTCGCCAGCGTGGCCTCGAGCGCAAGAACGTCGAAGTGCTGGGGCGCTTGCAGCAGCGTGACAGCCTGCTCACGCGGTCAAGTAATTTAAAATCTGGCGCAAGGGCGGCAGTTGTTAGCGGGTTTCTTGAGGCGCTTCCAGATCTCATATCGGCAGGAGGGGACATTGCCGGACTTGGTAGCCCAAAAACGTCAGAGGCACCGAAATGAAAAGATTAGCAGATGTTTCAGGTCGCGGCGTGTTGCAGGCCACAGGGTTTGCCGCTGATGATGGCGGCGCTGCTGCGACAGCAAGCCTGTTCAGCGGCCTTGCGCAGTCTTCGCGTCGGTTGCGACAGCAGTTGCAGCCTATGCTCGACCAGCAGGCAGAGAATCAAGCGCTCGAAGATGTACGAGATGCAGCAGAGGCGCGAGAGAATGGGCGCACAGCTGTAAACGTGCCCGCGCGGTTCGCGCTTTCACGGCAGGCGCAGGTTTACAATCAGGTTGTTGAGGCGGGCGTTCTGGCAACGTCCAAAAGCGACATTCAGGACGCCATAAATGAGGCGCGAGACAAGCATCGTTATGATCCCGAAGCTTTCCGTGCTGAACTTGATGAGTACCTTGAAGGCTACACCTCCGGCCTTGGTAAGCGAAAGCTCGACATACGCACGCTGACAGCGATCGAGGCCTCTGCGAAGGCGACGTTTGCGGCAGAAGAAGGACGCATCACCGAGACAGTTCGTGTGATGCAGTCGAAGGAAACGCAAGACGCGCTGGAACGGCGCATGTCGCAGGTCAATGCAGAAGTTGCGACACTGTTAGAGCGTGACGGACTGAACGCGGTCAATAGCGACGAGTATGCGCAGCTTGAATCTGAGTTTGTGGATATGATCGACATTCTGGTCGAGAACCCGATCTATGGCTGGTCAGCAGAGCGCGGCGCAGAAGCGGTTGATGGACTGCTCAACTCGGCAACAGAAATCGTTGCAGGGCAAGGACTGGAAGCGGTCTATCACAAGGACGGTGCTGCCGCTGCTCTTAAATATATCGACGGTGCTGTGAATGGCATGACGCTGGATCAGCAAGAACGGATTGGCGCACGCTCACGCCTCTCTCAAAATCTGAGTGTGCTGCAGCAAATGACTGCCTTGGAGCGCGCGGAAGCAAAAGCCAATAATGACGAGACGATTGAGAAACTAGAGCAGGGCGCGAGATCGTTTGAAGCTGATGTGTTGCTGCGTCTGGGCCAAGGCCAAAAGCCAACGCAGAGTGACTTGCGCAGAATGGCGATGTACGTCGAAGCAGGCGCGTTGAAGCCAACACGGATGCAGACCTATGTAAATGCAGCCACTTCGGAAGAACCATCATTTGCGGACGAGCAGAGTGTAGCGACCTTTTTTGACATGGCTAGAACTCCCGGAACGCCGCGTGAGGAATTGGAACAACTTACTCTGAATGAAATTGGAAATGGCACTTTAACATGGTCTGCGCGCGAGCGAATTTTAGATGAGCACGATAGTTATAGTGACGAACAATTTACGGCAGGCGTCGATGTCATTGATGGCTTTTTTGAAATTGGAATTATGGATTTTAACCGAGGTGAGGTGCGAGCCCAAAAGGGTGAGGCAGTCATTGAATTGCAGGAGTGGTACAGGCAAAACCCTGATGCGACCAAAGCAGCAGTAAGACAACGTGCCAGACAAATTAGCTTAGAGCTTGGTCGCCGCGCACCAAGGCCGCCGATGCCTATGCTTGCAGGCGCTGATCCAATAGATCAGCCAGATCAGAACAATTATGAACAATGGAAAGAAGAGGCCATGCTCGCTGCGGCAGACTTGTATTCAGACGATCCAGAAGCCCTCAATCGCAACATTCGAATAATCAATCGCCAAGTGGAATACTGGAAAAATAGGCAGCGATATCAGCAGGAGACCATTATTGATGTCACAGAATGATATGAAGGCAGATTTTGAGGCTCGCCAGGAGCAGTCTGAGTTTGAAGAAAACCAGCGGCTTATAGGCGAAATCAAAGCCCGCCGCGCCGCTGAAGAACAGGCCGCTGCACCCGTCGAGCAAACATCGTCTGAAGGTGCAGAAATGCCTTTTGAGCGTGGTAGCTTGCCAGATGGTCAGACTGTTTATGCCGCGGGGCTCGAGAAGCTGGGCATGGACCCGAACTTTGATATCGAAAGCATTCCATTTGGTACACGTAAGGCGCGTATGCGTGGTGACATCATGCGTGCCGGTTCTCAGGCGCTGGGCGTTTCAGCAAGTGATCGGTTCTGGAGCGTATTGGGTCAAACAGGCCAAGGCGTTGTAAAGGAGACAAAGCGAGT